AACCATCTCCAGTAGACACGCCTGACAAGTCCAAATCAACATCGTTAAGGTGATTACTCTTGTAGAGGTTAATTCCAGCAACCATTGGAATGCGACCAGTAGCAACATCACCACGACCACCGAAGTCACGATTAACAACCTCTTCACCAGAGGCGATCAAGGTGTAGTAGTCTTTAGGTTTAAGGATAGCGAAACGCTTTCCGTCGTTAGGGATGTCGTTCTCGTCAAGCTTCTGAGCAGCCTCAAAGAGGACATCTTGGATGTTTTGTCCGGTTAACGAGTTAAGGGCGACAGTGCTGTTGATCGCGATCCCGTCTATACCATCGTATCCATCAGATGCTCCGGTCTTAAGTGCAGATTCAGTACGTGCAGCAGCCGCAAGGGTCTTCATGGTTGCAAGATCAAAACGCTTGGCAAGAGCCTTACCGAGTTCCTGAGCATAAATGCTTCGGACATCGTAGTGGTTCTTAAGCTCATCGATGTTTGCAATGAAGGTTGAAGCAAGTAGGACATCGTCAATGCTGATAACTTTCTCAGCGTGTTTAATAGCACTGAGGTAACTGTTACCGGCGTCAGCAATGTTCTGACCTGGGGTGTGGTAAGCTGCCGAAGCAATGCCAGTTACAGGGAACTGAGCAGACTTACCATTAGCAATAGTCCGAATCGTGTGAAGTCCTTTCATCACGTTGAACTCTTCGAATGTGGTCAGGATTTCTCCTGAGAACACCTTGAGGAACAAAGCGTCGACATCACCTGCCACGTTAACTTGTCCCAATCGGGACGCGGATGTATCTCCGTTAGCCATAATATTTGGTTTTTCTAATTGTTGTTGTTAAGGTTGTCCTCATTCTGATGTGTCCATAACCGGGTTCGGAGTTATTGATTGTCCACCGCAGTGGGTCTCATCGTCGGCCTCGGGGGAGTCTATCTTTATGATGACGTTTGGTTTAAACACCACCAAGCTACTTATGCAGCTTGTAATAATGGTGAAAGTTGTTGTGTTATTCTCACAGCCTTGCCATGAGGTAACAGTAAGGTAGTTTTCGCCTATGTCCGTAAGTGAACCATAGACTGAGCATTCAAGGGGACCATCGGTGCTGTCTTGCACGTGGTCTAGGAAAGTCATTTCAATAACATCTCCTAACAGGAGGTTGTCGTTTACTTCCCTCAAGTCCCCTTTCCTTTCTTCTTCGACATGATCTTTAACCCCTTCCGCTTGGCGGCCTTCTTGGCTGCTTTTTTACCTTTAGGGGTATACGGATACGACTTATCTCCTACTTTGGGCATAATAGTGTTATTAGTGTTAGTGTTGGGGTTTGGGTCAGCATTTCCACCTTCTAAGAGCTAAAGCTTTTCGGGTGGGCCTGCCTTTGGAATCTTTCATCGGGCCTTTGACGCCTGACATCCGCGCACAAAAAGACCGCTTCCTCGGGCCTCCCTCTGGTTGCGGTTTCTTTAAGTTACTACCTGTCTTTCGGTTGTAATACTTGCGCCCTTTTTCTGTTAAGCCTCCTTTGTCTGACTTGTGTTCTTTGCGAAGGGACAATCCTTTTCGTTTAGCGGACATTGTTCTCTAAGTCGTTTATGTAATGTAACATCTCCCCCACCATCTGCTTCTGGTCCGTTGTCCATGGCTGCTCTTTGGCCTTCTCTAAAAAGTAAGGGAGCTTTGTCGGACGAAGAGTCGGAGTGCATCCACTCATCAATAACATCACGCATGTTGCTGTGACGCTCAACATATAGCTTCTCTTCATAGGCTTCCATAAGACCACGAAATGCCTCTGCTAACCGAGGAAACGATATTAGTAACTTGACTAGCAGAGACACAGACATGTGGTGCGTGTGTGGTAAGGGTTGTTATTTTTGTTTGGCGCGACCAATGTTAAGTGCAAGGAAATCGACAATCTTGTAAAGCTTCTTGACCAGCCCGTCATCGACAGGAGTAGGTGTAAGAGCAGCGATAGCGGAACACGCGGCAATGACCATAGAGATCGCTCCGAGTAGTTCAGTTCTGTTGTCGAGGATGTAAGTAATAATAGATGACATAATTAAAATGCGGTTGTGACGGAAAGCCTCTGTGAGACTTGCTCCCGGTATTTGTTATCGTAACCGTAGCGTGGGTCTTGCATAGCAATCGTCATCTCCTTAGAGGAGCTAAAGGGCATGGCCCCGGCTGTTCCCGAGGTGTCGCCTTGGACAAGAGAAACAGGTGTTCCACCGTCCGACTGAAAGCGAGCATAGAGACCACGGATCGCCATGGTTGCTGCGTTAACATCCCCTGACTCGACAGTGTTGTTATACACCTCTTGTTCTTGGTCTGTTAAAGATGTAGCTGCCCACTCGGACATAGCCTCGTAGTTCTCAGCGCCTCCAGCTTCTTGCATCAAGGTTTGTTGTTGTTGGTTAGCCACAGCTTCGTAGCCATTAACATACATATCAACCATCTCCTTAGGGATGCCGTTAGCCTCAAGACTCTTATAGGTCTCTTCGGATAACTCACCTTTCTCAAAGAACTCTTCGGATGCGCTGGTGACAGCACTGTTGGTTACCTCGGGTGTCTCCTGTGTGCTGGTGTTATTATCGTCGGTCTCGGATGGCTCGGCTTTGTTCTCATGGAACTGCTTTTCGAGGTTGCTGTAAGCGTCTGCTAAAGCCTCCGGGTTATCAAACTTCTCCGGTAACCACTCAGGGCGGTCTTGTGGAGTTGCTTCAGCCGCTTCGGGCTGTTGTTGTTCGTTGGACTGTTGTGCAGATTCTTGCATCTCAGCCTGTTGTTCAAGAGAGATATTCTCCTGTTCTGTGGGTTCGCTAAATGTAACGCTTTCCATATTTATTCTTGTGGTTCGACTGATGGCATATTACCGGCCATAGCTTGATCATTCAAGGCTTTAATACCGGCTGGTCCTAGCTTCTCAGTCATAGCTTGCATCTGTTGCATCTGTGCTTCTTGTTGCATCTGCTCGGCGCTCTTGATGAGTCCTTCGGTCTTGATACCGAGAGCAGTTGCACGACGCTTAAAGTAGTCTTCAACATTAACAAACTGTCCGATAGCTTCTGGTCCTACGACCTGAGCAGCACCGGCAAGGAATAAATCTAATTTAGAAAGATCGTTACCTCTACCAAGGGCTTCTACCCCGGTAACAATAACTGGCTTCACCAAGTCCTTAGGAAGCTTAGGTAACATCTTCTTCTTTTGCATGACTGACATGATGCGCTTCACCAATGGTAATTGCATCTCAGCAGCAAGGAGCGAGTAAAGACCACCTAGGGAAGCCTCAAGCTCTTGGGATAACATACGGATCTCCTCGGCTGTCACACGCTCGGCCTGTCGGACTACACCTGAGGTCAACAAGAAGGCAGCACCAAGGCGGTCCTTGATTGCTTCCATGGTAACCTGGGCTGTCCTAAAGTCATTGAACTTATCGAGTTGAAGAGTGTTAACATCAGCAGCGTTGCCTTGGACAATCGCACCGTTGGGGCTTTCAGCTAACGTCCGGGCTCTTGTGGTGCCATTAGGGTTAACAAGAAAGAGAACCTTAGCAGCAGCAGCCGATCCCTCGACAATAGCACGGGTCAACGCTTCGAGACTCTGGATGTCACCGAGGTATTCCTCAACGAACCCACGTCCGTAAGCTTCACCGTCAATCCTAGAAAGTCTTAAGGGGATGAACGGGTTGCGGTCCATTGTTACCTTACCACCAGCATACGGAATATCTACACCATTAACATCCTGAGTAATCTCCCAGTGTTTGGCTTTCCTTCTACAGGAGGTAAACAGGTCCACCTTAGCGTCACTTTCGGCAAGGTTCGGATCTTGTTGTTGAAGTCGTTGGCGTATCTCCTCCGAAAGAGTGCTGAATGCAACAGACTCCTTGGTGGCTACAGATAACAAATTACCCATAGGGTCACGCTGAGTAACAAAACGGTCGAGGTGAAACACTCGTAGTCCTCCTTCATCCGGTAGATATAACAATGCGTTACCGGTGATGATAAGGTGTTTGATCGCTTCGTGAATGGCAACCCGGTATGCACCTCGGGTAACCTCATCCATCACTAGCTCCTCAAGGGCTTGGAGAGATGCTTCGATCTCACTCATTAACTCAGGTGGAGTCTCGTCCTCGGCAAGCTTCTTTTCGTTGGCTTGGAATCTAAAGAAAGGTGAGTTAGGAGGCAACAACGCAAGCAACAGCTTAGAGGCAAGATTGTTAACACCACGGGAACCGACGCCACTGAAAGGTGTCTCTAGGCGACTGTGAGGACCGAAGCCCTCGTCTGGCATAACATAAGGAAGAGTCAGCTTTGAACAAACCCGAGCGCGGTCAAGGTAGGAATACCGTGCGCCTTCTAGGCTGGTATAGAGTTGCTGTGCTGTTTCGACTGCGTGCATGTGTTATTGTTGTTAAAGTAGTTCCTCAGTAGGTTGAGGTTTGATTGATAAAAATTCTAACTGAGTAAGCTCTTGGACTCCCTCGGACCCCTCAAGCATCGCGTCGTCGTTAGCGGTGAATCTCCAGCAGTCGATGGCAATGAGTCGTCCACTACCATCAGTAGCTTC